TGAATATTTTTTATAGACTCCTGGTGGAGATTGCCAAGACTGGTAATTCCACTACAGCATGTTCGCACATGTCCATCTTCTCTAATGGTCAATCCATTAAATGGAGCTGTACAGTATACTGAACTCATTCTTCGTAGGTGGTAGTAACTGGTCCGCTCATGGCTGCCATGCCAGCTTTGCCAGAGTTCTGGCGTGTCCAGCTGGGATTGAGTCCGTTCATTTCAAGAATGTCATCACGAATGTTTTGATTTTTCTTTTCAATGTTCAGGATGCGAGTAAAGCTATTAGTGATAGCGGCAGTATAATACGCAAAAGGGTTCTGCGATTTTGATTCGTCGAATTGCAGTCCGATTTGGCTGAGTTGCAACAGCGCTTGTCCGCGCATTTCTTCATTGTAGGTGTATCCTCTCCAGTTGGATCTTGTGGCATAGCGTTCGCACAGTTTCATAAACATCATGGCCAGTTTGCGTGTCATGTTGCCATGATCCTTGCTGAACTCGCCTGTGTCCAAATCACCTCGCCAGTGGCTTTTGCCCACCAGCACAGGGTTTTTGTCCTCGTCCAGTCGGTAATGCCAGAACGGGGGAAAGTTCACTCGCATGTGGGTAGGATCCAGCACAACATCTTCAATCAAGTCTGCTAGTGGGTCTTCCACTACATCATCCAAGTCCAAGATGTCTTCGATTTTTTTCTTTTTGGCAGCAGTTTTGGGCACTTTCTTGGGCGCCCGGGGTATGTGTTCCCATGTCATGATACGAAAAACCACCTCTGTATTAGGTATTTTTTTAGGATCAATCACTTCGCCAGTTTCACGTTTGTGACGGTCGGCACGATTGCGGCGTGCTTCTGCCACGGTCTTTTGATTGATTTTGTCCACACTTGGAAGGATCATGTCAAACTGATGATCAGTTGTTCTGTCCCGGAAACTACAGTAGGTGTTTTTGCTTAGGTGTATTTCTTTTAAAATGTCACGGTTGTTAAGGTAGTTGACCTTGGCTGCGGGTTTTGCGATTAGTGTCATCGTCGGGGTTTCTCCAGATATGTACTTATTGTAGCATATCTACAACAGTTGTCAACCGGTTCTTTAAATACATGGTTAAAAAAATGGGTAAATAAGGCATAGGAACACAAACATGGCAACCCCGGCACAATTACAGGCGCAAGCAGCACAATTAGAAATACAAATTGCACTGTTGACACAACAGATTTCATCTGCCAACACTCCTGCGTCGCAACAGGCCAGTTTGATCATTCAACGAAGCCAATTACAAAACCAACTGGTGTTTGTACAACAAGAAACCACAGAATTCACCCAACAATCTAACCCGCCTGACCCTTCTGTGTCAGCCGATACATCTGCAGCAGATGTTGACAGACCCACCGTGTTTGCACCTCCAGCTGTGCCTGGTTCAGCAGCAGCAGGTGCAGCATTCAGTCAAGGCCAGACTACAATATCAGCACCAGGTGAAGTTGCTGTTGCGGGTACCAGTCAGAGTGTTCTTAGAGCAATTGGAGTGCCACCGCCGGTGGATCCCAATGTGGATCAAGGCAATGGCAGTTCCTACAATCCCACCAACACTGCCACACCAGGTGCAAATTCTTTTGCAGCAGGGGCAGGAACATTTGAGGGAGGAGAAGCAGCTTATCTAGCACAACTAGCACGGGAACAAGCGGCCATTCAAGCACAGTTTCAAACACCTGCTGACGGAGATTGGCGTGTGCGACTTGCACTGGCACCCAACGCCACGTATTTGTACAAGGACTCAAACAATGCTGTGCTAAAACCATTGGCTGTCACCAGCGGCGTGGTGTTTCCATACATGCCCACCATACAGACCAGTTACAATGCCGATTATTCAGACACAGCTCTCACACACAGCAACTACAAAGGTTATTTTTACAACAGTAGCTTTGTGGGCGACATCAACATCACAGGCATATTCACTGCACAAGATACTCGTGAAGCCAACTATCTCTTGGCAGTGATACATTTCTTTAGGTCAGTGACCAAGATGTTCTACGGACAAGATCCACAGCGAGGCTCTCCACCGCCCTTGGTGTATCTGTCAGGCTTGGGCAACTATCAGTTCAACAATCATCCTTGTGTGGTCAAAACTTTTCAGTACAGCCTGCCCAATGATGTTGATTACATTCGTACCAAACCCAACAACTACAATCTCAATTTCAATGATAACCTGAACAAAACACAGGCCAGCCCGTCGCCGGGCATTGGTAGTGTGTTGTCAAGAATACTGAACAGTGGCTTGAGAAAAGGTGCATTGCCCGGAACCGGCAGTCAAGAACTGGTGGTGCAACAAAGTGTGACCAACCTGGCTGACAGCACTTATGTGCCTACCAAAATAGAAATTCAAATCACAATGATGCCTATTCAAACACGCAGTCAACAGAGCCAGCAGTTTAGTGTGAAAGATTACAGTTCAGGCAAACTATTAGCTGGAGGATTCTGGTAATGGCCAACTATGATGCTACCAGTCCGTATTTTGACACTGGCTACAGTCAGTACTATCTTGACGTCATGGTCAACAGACCATTTCCAAAAGAGTCAGATGATCTGTCGTTTACTATAAATCTCACCTATCAATATCGACCAGATCTTCTGGCTTTTGATCTTTACGATGATGCTAGATTATGGTGGGTGTTTTATCAACGAAACCCCAACACACTGACCAAACCGCCTCTGGATTTTGTGGCCAACACTGTGATACTGTTGCCCAAGATTACCACACTCAAATCTGCTCTGGGATTTTAACATATGGCCACCTACGGACCTTTTCCGCCACCAGTGCTGCCAGACAATGCTGAACAACAACGCAGACAGATCTCTGACTACACAAGAACTGCACCCACTGCTGAGACCACAGGGCAGGGATTTGTCAATCAGACCAACACCAATATTCTCAGTTCGCCTGCGTTCAATCGTGCTAACGACGACAATTCACAAACACAAAATCAAGGTGTTGCAGCGGCCAGTCCTAACGGTCCTACCAACACCTCTCCAGGCAGTCAGATATCCGGCACACTCAACACCAACACAGACATTGTGCCACAGCCCAATGTGCTGGATAGATTTGCCAGCTATACCTACAGTGCCAGTGTGTACTTGATGAGCACCAAGCAGTACACACAGTTGTTGCGCAGCAAGAAAAAAAATATCAATGGCTACAATCTGCTGTTTCAAAGCGGCGGAGCACCGCCCAACAACGGTGGTTTCCAAGGTGCACTAGGCACTGGACAACAAAACAGCACAGGTGGCGATGGTACCAACAGCACCACACCTCCTGGCGGCATCCTGGGCACCAACGATGTGGATGCTGGGCGCAATCCAGCTTTTCCCTTGGATTTTTACATTGACTCTATCACCATAGACAATGCCTTGCCCGGTAGACAAACTCAGAGTCCGCACATGGTGACCAATTTGAAATTCACAGTGGTTGAACCAGGCAACATCACTCTGCTGGATCGACTGTATGAAGCTGTGCAAGACATGGCACAGACTATTGGCGAGTCCACTCAAACCATCAACTATACTGCGGCTGCTTATCTCATGGTCATACGCTGGTACGGCTATGACATCAATGGCAACTTGGTGGCAGTGGGAGCAGCCGATCCCAACACAGGACTGACTGACCCCAATGCAGTGGTGGAAAAATTTATTCCATTCTTGATAAAAAAAATCAACTGGCAGGTCAGCAGTAAACTGGTCACTTATGAATTTGAATGTGCGCCCATTGGTCAAAAGGTAGCCGGAGGCACTCGCCGTGGTACCATACCCTATGATGTGCAATTGACCGACAGCAATGTGGGCAAATTGCTGGGCGGCGACCTTGTGTATGCGTCTGGTTCACCACCAACGGCATCAGCTGCCAACCCTGGAGCCAGCAGCAGTTATGCACCTCCCAACAATGCTACTCGCGGTGGATACACAGGCAATATTGATGGATCACCGCCGCCCAAGGCCAACTCAGCTGCATCGGCCAAACTAACCATCAAAGACGGATTGATGGGGGCCATGAATACCTATCAGCAACAATTGGTCAAGGACGGCGTATACACAGCAGCAGACACTTATGAAATTGTGTTTGTGGCTGACGCCAAAGGTAATCAACCAATTCGTGATGCCAGAATAAACTTGCCAGCTGACAGAATTAAAGAACAAAATCAGACTCCTGTGAGTCCTGGACCTACACAAGTGGGTGGATCGGCATTGAATGAATTAACCATTGCCATGGACATCAGCAATCGCAACTACAGCATCACAGCTGGCATGCAGGTGATTCAGGCCATTGACCTGGCCATTCGCAACAGCACCTACATCACTGATCAGGCCTTGACAGTGTTCAGCAATGGAGTAGAACTGGAAAATAAAAAGACGGCAGTGAATGCACAATCTCCAATGAAGTGGTTTCAAATCAGCATGGAAGCACAGCAAGGTGCTTATGACACTGCTAGAAATGATCATGTGTATCACATCAAGTACATTATCAGTCCTTATGAACTGTACAATTTTGACAGCAAGTATTTTCCATTGACCAAGTTTCGCGGACTGCACAAAAGATATCCTTACTGGTTCACTGGAGAAAACACAGCGGTGCTGGAGTACACAGCCAACTTCAACAGCCTGTACAACATCACAGTGACTGGCAGTCACGCAGACCAAAGTGCAGCCGCCCAACTGCGCAAAAAATACACAGCCAGCATGCGTGACATTCCCATGTACACCTACATGCCGGCCAGCAATGCCAGCCGACAAGGTGCTGACGGGGTAAGCAACGAAATAGCCGCCAATGCCAGTGAATACCTGTTCAGCCCCGGCGACCTAAGCAAAGCCAAACTGCGTATTATTGGTGATCCGGCCTGGATTCAACAAGGCAGTCTGGCTGGCGGGGTCAACACACAAGAGTTTGGATACTCGGCTTTTTTGCCCGACGGCACTATAAATTTTGACGCCAGTCAGGTCATGTTTGAAATTGCATGGCAACGTCCTGAAGACTACAATCTCAGCACTGGGCTGGCCGATCCCTATGCTAGACCGGGCAACCAGGCACGACAACCACAGCAAAGCAATGTGTATCAGTGTGTCAAGGTCATCAGCGAATTTAAAGCTGGCAAGTTTGAACAAACACTGGAAGGTGCACTGTTTATGTTTCCTGTTCCGTCAGGCAACAACACAGCAGCCACAGCCGGCAATCCCAACGGTGCACAAAACAGTGACCAAGGCCGCCCTGTGCCATCGCCTCGACCCAATAGCGGAAGCTCCTATACTGGTGGTGTTGGCAATGCCACCAACGATCCCACTAACCGAGCTGCGGCCATAAACAACAACAATGGTGCCGCTTCGGCCAGTTCTAATCAAACAGATTCCTTGCGCAACAGATCAAGAAGTGCCGCGGCTGCGGCCAGACTGTCTGGCACCCCTGTGGCTCCTGCCGCAACCACAAGCCAAAGCTCACGACAAAGTGCACCAACTGCCACAGCCACCGCTGCATCACTGACACCTTTACCACCAGCCCAGCCAGTGGTCAGCAATGGTCAAACATTCCTGGGATCTCTGAATACAGCCGTGGTATCACGATTGCCGCCCAATGTGGCAGTACGTACTCAGGGTGCAACACCTAGTGTGCCTCAACAAGGACGGCGTGATTTTTAAGGAAACAAATGTCAGAAGAAATACAACGCAGTACAGGTAGACCCAGCAATTTCAAACAAGATCGTGGCGGCACGCCAGCAGAGTTTGGGCCGTTTGTGGGCAAAGTCAAAAACAATGTTGACCCTACTCGTGCTGGCCGCCTGCAGGTGTATATTGAAACTTTTGCTGGTGGCGACGAAAATGACCCCACCAAATGGACCACAGTGAGATACCTGCCAGGATTTTATGGCTACACGCCCAGTGGCAAAACTGCCGCCGACAACGACGGACAATATCCCGGCAATCAAAACAGCTATGGCATGTGGTTTACACCACCAGACATTGGTATTACAGTGTTGTGTGTGTTTGCCAACGGTGATCGACAATTGGGTTACTACATTGGGGTAGTGCCAGACAATGGCATAGGACACATGGTACCAGCCATTGGCGCGGCCTTCAACTATGTGCCACAAAACAAAAATCAAGAAACTTATTTTACTGATGCTGCCTTGTTGCCAGTCACCGAAATCAATACCAACAACACTGCATTGATCAATTCGCCACGTTTTTTCCAACAGAAAAAACCTGTGCAAAGTGTGGTAGCGCAGGCCATGTTTCAGCAAGGACTCATCACCGACGGTGAGCGTGGGCCCATACGCTCAAGCAGTCAACGTGAAACACCCAGTGCTGTGTTTGGTATTTCAACTCCGGGCATACCTGTGTATCAAGGCGGCATGAAACCCAACGACATTCGTAAAAAAATTCAGAACAATGAAATCAAGCCCGAAGATGCACAAGTAATCAGTCGCGCAGGTGGACACACCTTAGTCATGGATGACGGTGACCTCGAAGGTGACAATGCCCTGTTGCGATTGCGCACACCCAAAGGTCATCAAATCATGATGAATGACTCTGGCAACTTCTTTTACATAATTCATGCTAATGGTCAAACCTGGCTGGAGTTTGGGCAAGAAGGTACAGTGGATGTATTTTCTACCAACTCAATTAACCTACGATCACAAGGCGACATAAATTTACACGCTGACCGTGACATCAACATGTATGCAGGGCGCAATATGAAAATGAAAGCTCTGTCAGATGTCAAGATTGAAGCTGATGCTGATTTGTCTATTGCTGTAAAGAAAAACATCACAGTGTATAGCAAGGCCAAAATTGGTATCAAAGCTGACGGCGCCATGGCATTGCAAAGTGCAGGTGGATCCTGGAACGGTGGCGAATCATTGGTGTTTACTGCTGGCGGCATAGATTTGAATGGCCCTACAGCACCATCCGTGACTGAGCCCAAGCCCATACAAAAAACCATCATGGACGATGTGTCATTTGACAGCAGCCGCGGTTGGATTGTGAACAAAGACAAATTGCAAAGCATTGTGACTCGAGCACCCACACACGAACCATATCCTTATCACAACAAAGGCGTGGCTGTGGAGACCAAATTTGAACCAGGAAAACCCAAACCTCCGCCAGGTGCCGCACCTGTGCCAGCAGGAGTAGAGGTTTCAGTGAAATGAGTATTTTCAAGTTTGACAATCCTGTAACCGGTCAACAGGTTGAAATAAAAGGCGCACCCACTTTGACCGCTGGCCAAGCCAGAGTTATTTTTGATCAACAACTCAAGGCCGGCAGCCTAGTAGGATTGACCACTGGTGATGTTGTCAGTGCCGCTACTCAAGCAGCAGATGGATTGGCTGGTGCGTCTGCTCAGTTGGCACAGGCCATCAGCGGAAGAGGCGGCAGCTCACAAGGAGCACTACAAAGTACCCCTGCAGTTGGTGACCTTGTGTCGCAAACATCAAGTGTGTTTGGTAGATTAACAAACACTGTACTGAGACCAGGGGCCCTGCCAGTAACCAACGGCATCAATATTGCTGACTTTGCCAAACAAGGGGCAGCCCTGGTGCCAATACAAGGATTGAGTGTGCCCGATGTGACAGCTGCCATGAGCAGTGCCAGCAAACTGGTTGGCCAAGGAGCCAGTGCTATCTCCAATGATTTAGGATTGGGAAAATTTGGATTGGATGCTCAACAGCTGGAATCAGCTGGCATTATCAAACCAGGCACTGCTGCCACCTTGTTGAATCAAGGACAAAACACATTGACTGATGTGTTAAAAAGTCCTGCAGTATGGACCGGCAAAGATGGCATCAACAATCTTGACAGTTTGTTGAGTTCAGTGCCTAAGCAAGATGGCATTCAACAACAACTCATGAGTCAAGGACTCAATTCTGTTAAGCAGCTGGGCATACCCACAGACAAACTCAGTGTGGCCTCGCTTACAGGACTGGCCAATAATGCAGCCAAAAGTGTGCCAGATACCATGGCCTGGGCCAACGGATTACCGCTGCCAGCAGATATTCAAGCTGAACTTGACACAGCAGCAAGAGACGGTGCCTTTGCTGCAGATTTTGCAACTTTCAAAGTGGATGATGACATGAAAGCTGAAATCACTCCGTTGCCAGCCGAAAACACCGTGGATCGACAGACTGTGGATGCTGCCAGTAAACGTATTGTGGGCAACGACAAAGTGCCTGAATTTTCCTACGGTGCGCAGCCACCTAACGAAAGAGTCACGGTGCTTGCACTGGAAAGCAAGATTGCATTGACCAGTGCGCAACAGACTGTGATCGAACGACAGTTGGTAGAAGTTCGAAAAACCGTAACACCGTCCACAGCCAGTGAAGGCATTGGCATACTCGATGAACTGCTGGGCAGGATAGCCTTGGTTGACAGTCAATATTTGGAGTACAAACGCCAGGCCTTGCAACTGAACAAAATTCAACCAGGATCAGGCGATGCAATCTTGGCCAAAATTGAAAGCGAATTTGCTGAAGTAGCAGGCATTAGAAAACGCATCGAATCAACCTTGGCCAAACTGCGTGAACTAGTCGGTCAAACCACCACTGCCTAACGCCCATAAATATTGTCATGACCACATTCATCGGCTTCAACACCATCAATCAAAACAAAAAATTCACACTGACAGATTTTGCATTGATTCAGCGTGATCTCTTGAATGCTTTCAACATTCGTCAAGGTGAACTGCCAGGCCGCCCGGGATATGGCACAGTGCTGTATGAATATGTGTTTGAAAATCAAGTTGAACAATTGCAACAGCAGATACGCGACGAAGTGCAACGTGTGGCCGGTGGCGATCCCAGATTGATCATCAATGACATTCAGGTGTTTCCCCAGGAGAATGGCATTTTGATTCAGTTGGAAATCACCATTGTAAACACCACCAATGCCGAAATACTCAGCATATTCTTTGACGAGCAGACTCGCAACGCCAGCTATGTATAACTGAGCCGTTTTTATTATCAATAAATAAAGCACGGACGAGAGAACCATGGCAACAACCACAAGACAAACAGCGATATTTGGTGTAGAAGATTGGAAACAGATCTATCAAACCTATCGCGAAGCTGATTTTCAAAGTTATGACTTTGAAACGCTACGCAAAAGTTTCATCGACTACCTGCGGTTGTATTACCCCGAAACGTTCAATGACTACATTGAATCTTCAGAATTTATTGCCTTGCTGGATGTCATGGCGTTTATGGGTCAAGCTCTTGCATTCCGTACCGACCTAAACACTCGTGAAAACTACATAGACACAGCAGAGCGTAGAGATTCAGTAGTGCGCTTGGCCAACTTGGTCAGCTACACTGCCAAACGCAATACTGCTGCCGAAGGATATCTCAAGGTATTCAATGTGACCACAACTGAAAATGTGGTGGATTATAATGGAGTCAACCTAGCCAACATCACAGTGAACTGGGCAGACCCTACCAACGTGGACTGGCAAGAACAGTTCACAGCCATCATCAATGCCAGCCTGGTTGACAGCCAGCGAGTAGGTTTACCCGGCAATCGCCAAACCATTTTGGGTGTGAGAACTGATGAATATGGCATAAATCTGGTGTCAGGTTTTTTGCCAGTTATTCCCTACACTGCCACAGTGGACGGTGTCAGCATGCCTTTTGAAGCGGTGACCAGCACCAGCGTAGGCCGCGACTATGTGTATGAGCCATCGCCTGTGCCTGACACCACATTCAACATACTGTTCAGAAATGATCAACTGGGATTTCAATCAGCCAACACTGGCTATTTCTTTTTGTTCAAACAAGGTGTGTTGCAAAACCAAGACTTTAATTTGGCTGAACGCATTGCTAATCGCACAGTGGACATCAACATTGAAGGTGTAAACAACCAAGATCGTTGGCTATTTCAACTGGACAACATAGGCACAATCAGCAGAGAGTGGCAGTTTGTGGAAAACGTGTACACAGCCGCTGAACAACGCAGCAATGCCCTGCAGGCCATCTATGCTGTGACATCCAGAGCCAATGACCAAATCACTCTGGTGTTTGGCGACGGTGTGTTCAGTGAAATTCCTGTGGGTGTATTCCGTTCGTATGTACGTGCATCAAACGGTCTTCAGTATATTATTAACCCTGAAGAAATGCAAAATGTTGTGTTGCCCATCAGTTACACTGATCGCAAAGGCAACTTGCAGACCATCACATTCACCTGTGGCATCACACGCCCTGTGAGTAACAGTCAGGCACGTGAACCCATTGCCGAAATCAAACAACGTGCTCCTGCCCGTTACTACACACAGAATCGCATGGTCAATGGGGAAGATTACAACCTGTTTCCATACACACAATTCAATAGTATCATCAAGAGCAAGGCACTAAATCGTGCGTCTATTGGTACCAGCAGATATTTGGACCTTGTGGACAACACCGGCAAGTATTCCAGTACAAACACGTTTTCCAGTGACGGTGCACTGTGGCTTCAAAGCATATTGCCCACTATCTTATTTTCTTACACCAATCGCAATGACATAGCTGATGTGATTACCAATCAGGTACAGCCTAACATTGGTGCAGCAACCATGCGTCAGTTTTATTATGCCAACTTTCCACGCATCACATCATCTACTCAACCCACAGGAGTGACTTGGTTAGCAGGCTATACCTGGAATCAAAGTACCACACTGGCCAACGAAACCACTGGTTATTTTCGCAATACTACCACCAGCGCCACGTTTCCTGGTGGCACACCCATACCAGTGGGTGCAACCACAACCACCATGTTCAAGTATGTGATTCCTGGCAGTCTCATACGCTTTGTGCCACCTGTGGGCTACTATTTTGATCGCAACAATCGTCTGGTGCAGGGCACTGCAACCCGTGCAGATGAACGCATGGAAATCTGGGCAAGTCCACAACAGATTGTGGGCGACGGCTACAATGGCGGTGTAGGCAACTTGAGTTCAGGTGCCGGACCGGTGACTATTAACAATTTTGTGCCAACTGGTGCCATTGTTGATACTATTATTCCGCTGCTTGTCACAGACCTGCCCAATGCATTGGAACAGGACATGGCCGAACAAATGTTGCTGTTTCGCAATTTTGGCCTGGGTTACGACAACAATGGCAGCATCACTGGTACTCCTTACACCTGGTATTTGATCACCAGCACCAATCTTGACGCCTATTCGTCTGCCAATTCTGCAACCTGGAGTCAGCAGTATGCAGGCAACACATCAGGGGCCAATCTTGATGCAAGTTGGTTGGTACAATTTGTGGTTCAAAATCAAAACTACACCATCACATTCCGCGGTTTAGCCTACAACTTTGGTTCAGTGTTGCAAACACGCTTTTTCTTCTATGAAGATCAACTGGTGTACGACAGCCGCTCTGGCACAGTGATCAAGGACTTTATCAATGTGCTGGCAGTGAATACCAAGCCTGATTCTACAGAATCATTGCCCGGTGATATCTATACCACCATCATTGACCAACCAATTCAGAGCGATGGCTATGTTGATGATTTTCAAGTGTTGGTCAGTTATCGTGATTCGGACAACGACGGGGTGCCAGACAACCCAGACTTTTTTGACGAAATTGTAGGTCCAGTGTCCTCATCAGGTCCCTATGTGTTTTTGCAACAGACCGTGGACTTTGACAATTTAGAACGTTATCTGCTGGTTGAACAAGATCGTGTGAGTTATGACTATGGCACCCTTGACGAAATTGAGTTGGTCAAAACTGAGTGGACTCCTGGGCAGGTGTTTTATGCCTATGCTGAATCAGCGTTCTACGAACTCAGCATATCAGTCACAGGAGTACGAACCTTGGTTGCTGTGTCAGGATGGCTGGCACGGCCCGGGCGTCAAGACTTGTATTTTCAATATCGACACAATTCACCGCTGACCAACAGAATTGATCCTGGCAGCACAAACATTGTGGATCTTTATGTGGTAACGCTGAGTTATTATACTGCATACCAAAACTATCTGCGTGATACCACAGGCACAGTGACTGAGCCACAACGCCCCACCATTGACGAACTCAGCACTGATTATCAAGCACTACAAGACTACAAAATGATCAGCGACAACATTGTGGTCAACAGTGTGGTATTCAAACCCCTGTTTGGTCCCAAGGCCGCAGCTGAACTACGTGCCACTATCAAAGTTATTCGTGCGCAAAACAGCACAGCCAGTACCAGTGAGATCAAGAGCAGTGTGTTGGCAGAAATGAATGCATATTTCAGCATTGACAAATGGAATTTTGGTGATACATTTTATTTTTCAGAACTGGCCGCATACTTGCACAGTCAACTGGGATCTATTATCAGTTCGGTGGTGTTGGTACCATTGGACCAACAAAAGAGCTTTGGCGATCTGTATGAAATACGCAGCCAACCAAACGAAATTTTTGCAAATGGTGCTATCATTGACAACATTGATGTGATTGAAGCTTTGACCAGTGCTAATCTGCGCACTGCACCAGGCAGTGGAGTAGGTGGCCTGGCAGGCAGTGGGTCAAGCACTGGTGGCAGCAGTAGTAGTGGCAGCAGTGGTGGCAACAGTAGTGGTGGCAACAGTGGTGGTGGTGGGGGAGGTTATTAAATGGCACGTACAAGATCGGTAGATTTTTTACCAGAAATTTTTAGAACTCCGGTCAACAAGCAGTTTTTGGCTGCTACCTTGGATCAAATGATTCAGGAACCCAAGTTCAAAAAAACTCAAGGCTTTATTGGTCGCACAGTGGGCCCTGGGGTCAACCCCAATGACAGTTATGTGGTGGAACCTGACGCAACCAGACAAAATTATCAACTGGAACCCGGAGTCATAAGTTTAGAACCTGACACACAAAATGTAAAAAATGTAATAACTTACCCGGGCATGAACGATGCAATTGGTTTTCAAGGCGGTGATCAGACTCGTGCAGACCAACTGTATCGCAGTGAGTATTATGCCTGGGACCCTTTTGTTGACTATGATGCTTTTATCAACTTCAGTCAGTATTTTTGGCTGCCCAGTGGTCCACCCACAGTGGATGTGAGAGCCTTGGGAGTACCACTCACAAATAATTTTGTTGTTGACCGAGCCAATGGAGTGTATACATTTTCGGACCTAAGCGGAAACAACCCCACGTTGGATCTAGTGCGTGGTGGCAGTTATACATTTGAAGTGGCACAGAACAGCAAAGAAACTGTTAACTATCGTGTGACCAACAATGGCACTACCGCATATCTGTTGGACTCGCTGCCCAATCCCACGCTGACACTAGCACGTGGTAACACTTATGTGTTCAACATAAATCTTACTGGTGTTTTTCCTTTTTGGATTAAAACTGCGTTGAGTCTCGGCACTGGTGATGCCTATTCATCAGGAGTGCAACGCAATGGTAGTAGTTTTGGTCTTGTGACATTTACTGTACCACAAGATGCGCCAGACACGTTATATTATGTCAGCGAAAATCAAACCAACCTGCGCGGAACTATCAACATTGTGGATGGTACACCTGGCACTGGTCCGGGATTTTGGATTCAGACAAATCCAGGCATAGCAGGAGTCATTCCTAATACACCCAATATCAGCAATCGTGACGTGTATGGTGTTAGCAACAACGGCGAAGATCTTGGTACAATAACGTTCAACGTTCCCCAAAAAACTATACAGCAATTTTACTATAATCTTGTGGATGTAGGACCCATTGATCTGTTGACTACATTGCAGTTTGATCAAATCAACAATCAACCATTACAACAGTTCATAGACACTTACGGTGGCATTGATGGTATTACGTATCTGCAGACTAGAACTTTGGTGTTTACCAATACTGTGGCAGGCGGCTGGGTTGATGGCGTTACAGTGATACCACCAGCGGATAGATATCAAGTATGGCAAATTAACATTGTCCCAGTGGGACTGGTTGATACCATTCAACTGGCCAAGATAGCAGACGTTGCTACCAATCAAAAGTTTACCATCAGCTACGGCAACACATTCAGCAACACCAGTTGGTACAAAAATGCCACAGGATTTTTTCAACAAATCCCATTGTTGACTGCTGTGCTAAACGATTTGTATTATCAAGACGGCACAGATCCTGAAATTTTTGGCAGCATACGACTTGTAGACCCTGAGGACGTCAACACAATATTCATTGACAGCATAATAGGTCAACCAAATTATGTAAGCCCAAATGGTGTGGCATTTACCAACGGACTCAAAGTTCGATTCACTGGAGATGTGGTGCCAGTGAGTTACGGCTCAGGCACAGTGACCATTAACTGCACAGGCACACAAGCTGGTTCAAACTTTGTTACTTGCAACAGCACAGCCGAACTGTACGAAGGTGAAGAAATTGTTTTTTCAGGCACCACCGCTGGCGGTATTGTGCCTGGACAAAGTTATTATATCAAAACAATAGGAGCAACTGGTACGGAGTTCAGTCTGGCGCTGGCAGTTGACGGTGCCACAGTGGAATTGACCACAGCCACAGTGGCTGGGTTCATCGGTGCGGCCATTGCCAACAACGAATTCTATGTGACTGGAGTAGGCACAGCCATAGAACTACTGCCAGTGCGTGATTTTATCACTCCAGAAACTTATGTGATTGATGCCAATGACAGCACCATAGCGTCAGAGCCAGACCAAGTTGACTATCTTACCATAGACAGGGCCAGCAAGGATTTAAACGCTTGGACTCGTAGCAATCGTTGGTTCCACGTGGACGTGATTCAAGCCAGTGCTGAATACAACAATACTGTGGCTGAACTGGACAACAACTATCGTGCCAAACGCCCTATCATAGTGTTTCAGCCTGACATCAGACTGTACAACATGGGCACTGAAGGTAAGCAGCCAGTAGACATCATTGACTTCGAAGAAACTGATGCTCTCAGTAATATTGAAGGTGCTACCAGCTACATAGTTGATGGATATACATTTGTGGATGGCACACGAGTGATCTTTGCTGCTGATGAAAATTTTGAAGTTAGAAACAAAATTTATGTGGTGCAATTTATCACACCTGACAGTGTGCCACCCCTGATTGCACAGCCTATTATACATCTGGTGTTGGCCAGCGATGGCCAGGTGTTGACTGATCAGTCAGTGTTGTGTTTGGACGGCAACGATCTTCGAGGAGTGTCATTCTGGTACAATGGTATAGAATGGACTGAAGCACAACAAAAAACATCTGTGCAGCAGGCACCACTGTTTGATGTGTATGACTTGACCGGCACCAGCTTTGGCAACAACACTAAATATCCTTCTACAACTTTTGTAGGCAGCAAATTGTTCAGTTATGCTGTGGGCGACTCGGGTGTGCTTGATCCTATATTGCAATTTCCTTTACAATATCTCAACATCAACAACGTTGGTGACATTGTGTTTGCAAACAATTTATACAATGATACATTCTTGTATGTGGAAGACAATGTATCCATAACATCAGACATCAGTTCAGGAGTAGCCAGACAATACAGTGATCGTGTGGCATTCAACAGATTGCTGGGTTGGCAAACTGCAGCCGCACCCAGTCAGCAGTATCAACAATTCAAATTTATCTATACCTCACAGACGTTGAAATTGGATGTGGCAGTAGGCACTGATTCTGCGTTACCTCTTGTCAAAATCTACGTGGGTGCTGAGTTTGTGTTGCCCAGTCTTTACACTTATCAAGTTGACAGTGACAGTACTACCATTACCTTGGCCAATGAATATCTGCCCACAGATGTGATAGAAGTACTGGTTCTAAGTGATCAGATCAGCACCGTGGCATTTTTCCAGGTGCCGATAAATCTACAAAACAATCCGCTGAATACCAACAGTCCCAGTTTCACACTGGGTACTATTCGCACACACTATGAAACCATTTGTGAAAACTTGGTCACATTGTCTGGTCCTATCAACGGTGCCAACAACACACGAGACCTTGGTAATTTGGTACCGTTTGGTCTGACCATACTACAACAAAGTGCACCATTGACTTTGGCTGGTTATTTTTTACGCAGTGAAACCTACAACATATTTTCTAGCCTGCAGTACAACAGTAATGAATATTTAAAATTCAAAGGCCAAATGTTGAACGCTGTGACACAACAAGTTGTTCAGTTTCAAACTACCGGTCAAGTGCTAGACATAGCACTGGCTGACATCACCGCAGGTCGAATTGAATCTCAGCCTTTTTATTGGAGCGACATGATCCCAGCCGGTGCTGTGTATCAAACCACACAGTACACCGTGAGTCGCACCACCACAGATACGTTTGACACCATCAACGTGTACAATTATACTTCTGCCAACTACCAAGGCATGAATGTGTATCTCAACAATGTGATTCTCACTCGTGATTTAGATTACACTGTGCCCACCGACGGCCCAAGAATTGTGGTCACTGCCACACTGACCTTGGGTGATGTGTTGACCATTCAAGAATACTCAGTCACTTATGGCAGTTTTGTGCCTAATACCCCTACCAAAATGGGGCTGTATCCTGCGTGGCGTCCAGAAATTCGTGTTCAACGCACTACCAATGGCAATCAAACTGTGATCATTGGACATGATGGCAGTGTGACCAGGGCATTTGGTGATATTCGTGATGATGTGTTGTTGGAGTTTGAAACTAGAATTTTCAACAATCTTAAATTGGATGGAAACATAGTACCACTGACTCAGACTGATGTTATTCCAGGACAATTTAGAACCACCGGCTATAGTAGCGGTGACGTCAACCAAATATTAAATCAAGATTTTTTGAGTTATGTGGCCTGGAACAAGCTGGACTATCGTACTCAAGACTATCAAGCTGCCAATGAATTTTCGTGGAATTACAGCAGCAGCCAAAGCAAGTTAGACAATGCACTATTACCAGGTGCTTGGCGAGGTATCTATCGCTACTACTATGATACGCAACAGCCTCAAGAGACGCCATGGGAGATGTTGGGCTTTACCATCAAACCTGTATGGTGGGAAGACAATTACGGGCCTGGCCCATACACACAAGACAACTTGGTGCTGTGGGATGACCTAGAAGCAGGGTATGTTGCTGATCCAGTAGCTCCGTACTATCTTCCAGAGTATGCTCGTCCTGGCCTGACCACAGTGATACCCACTGGCACAGAAGGTGAGCTGTTGAGCCCATTTGACTCAGTGGTGGGCACATACAATGATCAAACGTTTCGCAAGAGTTGGGCACTGGGAGACGGCGGACCAGTAGAAGCTTCTTGGTGGAACAGCAGTGCTTATCCTTTTGCAGTCATGCGGCTGTTGGCCCTTACACGTCCGGCCAAGTTT